CGCCTTTGCTTCAAGACCTCTGCGTTAGCAGAGTATGCAGGAAAACAGTTTATAGAATTGTATAAGCAAGTATTTTTAAAGTAAAACATAAATTTTTAAACAAATATAATAACAATTATGGCACAACAATTAAGCATCAGAGAGTTAGCCGCTCAGAGAATAAAAAAGGCTCAATCAGGTGGTTTTGAAAAGACAGACTACAGTAAAATTAAGTTTAAACCGGAAACAGGAAAAGAGTACCAAGTTCGTATTCTACCTAACAAGTATTCTCCTGAGTATCCTATCCAAGAGTTAGAAGTACATAACTACGATGCATTTAAGAAATCTCCCGTAGCATTAAGCAGTTATAGAGAAAAAGATCCTGTAGTTAAGTTTGTAAAAGACTTATGGGCAGAAGTAAATCAAGCTAAAGCAAGCAATGCTCCAGACTTAGCTGAAATTACAAAAGAGAATAGTGCAATCGCAAAAGCACTTAAACCTCGTAAACGGTTTTTTGCACAAGTAGTAGTGCGCGGAGAAGAAGCTAAAGGTGCAATTATTTGGGAGTTTGGATCTACAGTAGCTCAACAGATTGACGGATTAATCGCGACAGAAGATTATGAAGCATTAGCTGATATTCAAGATGGTGTAGATTTAACTGTAACAGGATTTGAAGCTACTATGAAGAATGGTAAAACGTATACAGATGTTACCATTACACCTAAACGTAAGAGTACTCCACTTTCAAAAGATTCAGACACCGTTGAAAAATGGTTAGAGGAGCAAAAAGACCCAGCAGTAGTATTGTACAAAACAATGACCTACGATGAGTTGAAACAGATGCTAAAAGAGTACCTAGAACCAGGTGACGATGATGAAGAGGAAGAAGCTCCTAAACAAACCTTCAAGAAAGTAGCTCCATTAGCTCCAGCCAAGGCTCCTGTTAAACAAACAGAACCGGAAGAAGAGGAAGAAGAACCACCTTTCAAACCAGAACCGGTTAAAATAAAAAAGCCTAAAAAGCCTGTAGTAGAAGAGGTAGAACTTGACGAGGAAGAAGATGAATTATCAGAGCAGATTCCTAATGTAATACCTAAAGCATCTACCACCACTACTAAAACCAAAACAACAGTTAAAGAAGCAGCTCCAAAAGCACGTAAGAGCTTCGATGACATGTTTGACAAAGACGATGAAGAATAGACCTAACCAAATTAGCCTTGTCTCAAGGTTACAAGAGTCGAGAAGATAAGTTAAAGAATTTCAAACGTAGAGGTACTAGTAAACACTACATACCTATTACTAAAAGAAACATAGCTTATCATCAATAAGATACTATCCCTGGCTAAGGATCGAAGACATGGAATGGGATCGAAAGACCACACTAGGCCATCCTAATCGTATGTAGGCACAGTTATTTCAGCTCTGGGGGTAATACAAAAGCTGGGTGGAATGTGTGGTGGAACTGGTATACACTACCGTAGAGGACTTAGAGATACGCCAAGTAGTTGTATTTATACAATTCTCCTCCCTTGTGCGGTTGTCCGATGATTTAATCGGGCTGTGTGATGTAAAGCGCACGGATGCAATCAATGCAGGTTCGACCCCCTGTCATATTTCACAATTAAGATGTAGGGTTTGTAGGTTAGCGTAGTCATTGTAAACCTTCTGGAATTGCAATTAGCTTAATGGCAGAGCCTTCCTATTGTAAGGGAGAGGTCAGGGTTCGAATCCCTGCTTGCAACTAATAAAAATAAAGATTATGAATAAGCCTAAGTTAGAAGATTTTTATGATGAGTATGATCCTCGTGGATGCTCTACAAGTGAATACAGGAATTATACAAAAGCGTTAGATGATTATGAAAAATCTTTAACTATAATTAGTTTTAAAGATGAATGTAGAGAGTGGTTGGAGCCATTTGGGTACTCTTTACACACAAGTGGTGGAGATGGTAAGTACTACCATTTTACCGGAGAAGATTTACCTTCTATAGAATGTAGAATAGATTCAAATGGTAATAAACGAGCATCTCTATCCGAAGGTGGTTTTGAGTTTTTCTTACAATTGAGATTAGATGATTTTCAATTCAAACACCCTAATCTAGAACGTTTCATAGATTGTATGAATTATTATATAGTAATGATGAAACGACATCCATTTTTTGATAAAAAATATTAAAATAAATAATATGGATGATATTAAAATTTCAAAAGAAACATTACGTGGGTTATATCTAATTTTATGTGGAGTATCTTATAACCATTCTGGTGCAGAGGTATACCCAGAAGCTATATCATATATGGATTTAGCTCATCAAGAAATAATAAAACTCGGTAAAGAGTTCAAATTTGATAGTAGAGGATCAGACTTAAAATAATTAAATAACAAATAATATGGCAGGGTCAAAAACAACAAAGAGTACAGTTAAAAAAGAATCAACAAATCTAAAAGCAGCCGTCACACAAGCTGTGAGTGGAAAGTTTGATAAATCTAAATCAGATGCACTATCAAAGTTTAAAAAGTCTCACAACTTAGCAGATACTGCAAAATTTAAACCTCAATCATGGTTACCTATGTCTCCTGCTTTTTGTAAAGCTACTAATCTACCTGGATTATATGAAGGTGGTTTGAATATTATAAGGGGTTGGTCTGATTCTGGAAAGACTACCGTACTTATAGAAGCTGCTATATCTGCACAAAGACTAGGGAAACTTCCAGTATTCATAATAACTGAACAAAAGTTCAAATTTCAGCATATAATAGATGCTGGATTTAGGGCTGATGAGGTAGTAGATGAGGAAACGGGGGAAATTACTTATGAGGGAGATTTTATATACATAGATAGAGAGAATATAGATGTAATAGAAGATGTAGCAAAGTTCATCCTAGACCTATTTGATGAACAGAAGAAAGGCGTTATTCCTTGGGACCTAGTTGTGCTCTGGGATTCAGCCGGTAGCCTACCATCTAGAAGATCAGTAGAGTCCAAATCAAATAATCAGCAATGGAACGCTGGTGCAATGGCAGAATCTTTTGGTCAACATGTAGTCCAAGAGTTTGCAAAAAGTAGAAAAAAATCTTACCCTTTCATCAACACTTTTATTGTATGTAATCAAGTAAGATTAGAACTTCCAGCTAATCCAATGGCAGGACCTGCTATAATGAGGAATAAAGGAGGAGATGCATTGTATTGGGCAGCAGATCTTATTATTACAATGGGTAAATTAACTAATGCTGGATTAGCAAAAGTAGAAGCTACTAAGAATGGTAAAAAAGTTTTATTTGGTAAGATTACCACTATTGCAGTTACAAAGAATCATATTTCAGATGTAACTACAAGTGACAAGATAGTGATGACATCTCACGGGTTTATTGAGAATACTAAAGAAGCTATTGCAGAATACCAAAAAGAAAATAGTAAAAGATGGCTTAAGGAATTTGGAACAGAAGATGTAGATGTGGTTATTAGTGAAGAGCAAGGAGATTCTCAACCCAATTTTATAGAAGAAGATTAGTTCTTATATTTTAATCTTAGTTTGTTATATTTATTATTAGTACAAATGCTCATGGGAAGGTTAAAAAAGGATACATCAAAAGAGATATTAGTAGAACGTCAGCGTTTGTACAGTAAGAAATATTACTGGAAAAACAAACTAAGACTTGATGCCAAATCAAAAGAAAACTACCAAAAAAGAAAAGACCGGAACGGTCTACAAAATAACTAATCCTAAAGGTAAGATTTATGTAGGCAGTACTTACAGAGATGTAGAAGATAGATGGAAGGCTTATAGATTGCTGGAATGCAAGAGTCAAACTAAAATATACAGGTCTCTTAAAAAATATGGACCGGAAAATCATATTTTTGAAGTTATATGGGAGGGGCTTGTGGAGGAGATGTTTAAAATGGAAAGATTACTAGGAGAGGAACTAAACGTATTAGACCATGATATGGGTCTAACTTTAAGATTACCAGGTTATGATGATGTTGCAGGGATACTATCAGAAGAGAGAAAACGAAATATGAGAGGGGATAATAATTATAATTTTGGTAACAGAGGGGTACCTAGTGCAGTTTCAACAAAAATAAATCAATAC